GAGAGTACCGCCCCAGCCATTACTCCCCCAAGCGCTGTCGCCCCAGCCGAGAGACATGGCTCACCCTTTAGGTTGTAGCCAAGCGCAACAGAGCAGTCGTTGTCGTGTTGGAGGGCATGGTCAAGGTAAAGGTTCCGGCAGTAATGGTCTGGGAACCGAAGGTGTGAACACTAATCGCTTTATTACTCTGGGTAGAGTTGTAAATCAACACCGCATCAAACGCAGTAGTCAACGTCACCGTTGTGTACACAATAGACGCAGAGGGAGTGAAGAAACCCACGCCCGCCGTTGCAGATGAGTTTGTAGATGTTGGAGCCGTAGCATTCGTTACCGTCACACCGCCCGCTGTGTAGCCTGTGCCGGAAACCTCGTTTGTAGCCGAATACGCCGTAGTGGAAGCATTGACCGTAGCAGAAGCCAAGTACAACGCCGCTTTCAACGTGTCCGTGGTAGGAGAAGTCAAGCTACCGCGAGAAACGATAGTAGAAGTGCCAAGCTGGTGTTGTGCCAACATCAGTTCACTAAGGAACGAAGTGACCATGCTCTGTGTGTTCGCCATAATATTTCCTTAAAAAGATGCTGCTGCACCACCAGCAAAGGTGGGTATTTTCTTCAACGTAACGTGCGCTGACCGGTGAACCAACTCGCCGTCAAGCCAGTACTCAACCCATGTCGTCAGTTCGTTTTCATTGTCAACTGTGCCTTCCCGCTTCTCAAGCAAGGAATCATCCATATCGCCTTTGGTAGTAGTGACTATCAATTTGAACTCCTGATAAGCGCAGTTGTTGAGGTGTTTGCGGGCATGGTAATTGTAAACGTGGTGGTCGATGTTTTGTCAGAACCAAAGTCCAGAACCGCAATAGACTTGTTACCCCGCGTGACGTTGTAAATCAAGGCGCACCGAGCGGTCAAAGCTGCTGTCCAAGACACATTGTTCCAGTTTGCATAGGCCACGTAGCCCGATGAGCTAATGGCTACCCCAGTCATGATCTCCCCACCAGCCGTGTAGCCTGTACCCGAGACTTCATTGGTAGCGCTGTAGACCGTAGTGTCCTCGTTCAAGTCAGCATTACCCGTGTACAGCGCAATCTTGATCGTGTCTGTAGCCAAGTTGTGAACAGCCGTGTACAACTCCTTCTTGAAGCTGGTGGTCTGGGTTTGGACGATGCTCATGTAACCGCCTGCCTATATTGACCGCTGCGGTATGCGTCTTGACGCTCCATGCCGTCACCCAGACGTTTAGCCAACCCAAGGGCTTCCTTGTACTTGCCGTCATACAAGGCAATCAAATCTGCTTCACCTTTCATGTAGGTGTACGCTTCAACTAATGCACCGTACAGCAACACGGTATCAAAGTTATCGCCTAACCAAGTTTGACCACTGGCGATTGTGGTGATTGACTCAGGGTAATAGTAGTAGTGAAGTTCTGCGGAATAGGTAGCATCTGGCGTTGGGCCAAGGATAAAGCTCAACTCGTTTGTTGGTAAAGACGGTGGCCCTGCTGTTGTAGTTGGGCCGAACAGCGCGTAGTACTTTGGTGTTCCAGTATCCGTTGGTGTGGGGTATGCCTCACGGATAAAGTTCACATCCTTGTTTAAAAGAAATGTGTACGGGCCAGAGCCGGAGAAGATAGCCAACGAATATGTGGCTAAGAAGTCATCTGGAGCAGACAAATACTTGTTGCTGGCAGTAATTGTCCCTGTCACGTTTTTGCGTATTGAAGGAAACTGTACCGAGTTGTAGATGCGCTGCTCTGCCTGTGTAATGAACAGGTTTACATCCACCGTTTGAAAGGTGTTCTCCGTGTAATCGGAGATTGCAACTACAAGCGCAGCGTAGTTCATGCCATCGGGCCTCTTGCCATCAGACCTTTGGTGGCGCAGCCATTGCCACGGGTTTTGATGCCGTCTGTCTTAGTAGTTTCGTTGCCAGCAGATTTGCTGATAGCGCCAATACTGACATCGTAGGAGTCCAGCTTGCTACGATTTGGGTCTTTACCGGGGTTGTTAGAAATCTTCATGGCCTTACCATCCATTGTGTGTGGTGGTGCGTAAAGGCTGGCTGGGCCAACTTCTTTACCGTCTCGTTTCATACTGTAGGCCATGATTTACCCCGTTTTCTGGTTAGCTGCGCGAGACATATTGCGGCCCATGCTCATGCGGTCTTCACTGGTAGGGCCACCTTTTTTCATGCCTTTGGTATGCATCCGGCTCTCGTGACCCTTGACTATCTTCTTAGCCTCGGTATCAGCAATCTGCTTTACTTTTTTCGTGTCCATCATTTACTCCTATGAAACTGTTACTGTGCCAACACTTGTAACCCCAACCAAATAATTGGGCGTTAAAACTACATCAAAAAGACTAGCCCCGCCAACTGGGTTCCAACCCCACTGAATATCCCTTGAGCCCCCAGTGAGGACACCTGCACTGTTAACCCCTGCCGTCACATACGTGCTGTCGCGGCGAGGATTACGCACCGCTTGCGGGTCATCAACCGGGTACATACCAAGTTGCAACTGCGGCTGATCGGGATCCCAGCAAGACCGGCACACAAGCAAATTGTACGTCTTTGTCTTAATAACTTCCTTGCGTAATTCAGTTAATTTGAACTGCGCACCACACCTGTCGCACATGGCAATACTACTCTTGCCCGATGCAAACCTGTTACCCATTTCAAACTCCGCCCCCAATATAAGACTGACGCGGCACAAACCGTACGGATGCTTTCTCGCGGTCTTCGTCTGACGCTAGTTGCCAAGCCTCGTCGTACTGCGCTTTAAGTATGTCCAGCCGTTGTCCGCCATTGGGGACTTTAAGCGCCAGATAGTATGCCAGTCCGGCCACCATACACGGCAAGAACCGAAAGGGAACATCCATAGTATTTATGCCGCCGCCCGCGTCATCAATACGGCGCAAGCGCCAGTAAACGAATTGGTACGTCTGGGAGTTATCGGGGGTAGGCCATACCGTGACAGCGGGTAGATTCTGTACATACACCCCGTCCCCCGCAGTGTGGGCCGCAGCAGTCGTGTTGTTCTGGCCCCGAACGCAGTTACTTAGGGTATTCCCTGATATGTAGCCGTACCCAATAGTCTCTGAGCCAATTAGGATAAAACCGGTAGCGGGTAGGCTTGCGGCAGAAGTGACGGTAATTGTGGTGGCGGTTGAAGTGATTGTCGCGCTAATGGTGGTTTTTACCGCCGAAGTTTGACCATCCAAGCGTTGAATCCAAACCTGAATAGGACGGGCTTGTTGCAGCTTGTTTGGGATGGTGGCGTAAGTGGACACGCTGATACGTGTAATGGTCAAGTCAGATTGGGTAGACGCACTGCCCGCGCCTGTACGTATTACGTGCTCCAAGAGGTCTACTGTGTCAGTTGGCAGTGGATAGGTGTTCTGCCCCGGAACCAAGTTAATAGTTCCTTGATCGAATGTCCACATGTTGACGCCACGATTAGCCCAGTCAGCAAACAGTAGGTTAAGTGACCGGCGGGCAGTGCGCAAGTCGTAGCCCGAGCGCAACTCGGAACCTGCACGTTCAAACGCTTCCTCCACGATTTCCGTGAGGTCAAGGTTAAAAGTAGCGATTCCAGAGGTAGCCATTATCTAAACCCTGCTGTTTTCTTTGCTATGGTTTTGGGTTGTGCCACAAACTGTTTACCTGCCGCTTTGCCCGCACGCTTTGCTTTGGTGGTAGCTGCGTACTCAGCCGATGACAAAGATTTTATAGCAGCTTCAGGTAAGTACCGCTCACCTGTTTTGGACGACGGCTTTCCCGACTTGGTGCGCCATTTCTGGTCACCCCAATTTTTAAGGGATTGCTGTGGTGCTTTCAATCTTTGTACCCGCCGCCTGCGGCCTTATATCGTTTAGCCATCACTTGCGCTTTTCTGGCTGACCATTGCCCAGCGCCCGTGCCAACGATTGCCGCAGCTTTGACGCTGTTAAAGATACGCTTGCGTAACTCAGGCTTGGTGTAGTTACCAGCTTCATTTACTTTGGACTTTACTTTACCGCCTTCAGCATATTGCGTAAAGTCGGTGTCATCCCGGCGGGCCTTTTTCTTGCCCTTTGGCATCTTGGACGGGGAAATATCGCCCATACCTCGGCTGGACATCATTTTGCACCACCTTTAGTTTTTTTGGCTAGAAACATCTTATCAACCATCTTTATCCGCTGCGGCTTGGTTGTAACTTTGTTAATAATAGCCAACCGTTTGGGTTCGCTTGCACCGTAAAACCCCGCCTTTTTTAAAGACTTAACTACGCTACCTGTGGGTTTTACGGTTGCCATATCAGCACATCTTCCCACGGGTCTTACCCTTTTGAGCTATGCCATCAGCACGGCTAGATGCAGAGCCACCTTTAGCCATCTTCTTCACCGGCTCATCCACAGGGGTTGAATCTGGGTAGATTGGTGGCTTAGGTTTAGGCTTAGGCGCTGGCTTGGGCTTTTTAGCCACAGGCTCATCTACCGGAGTAGAGTCTGGGTATTCGTAATCTTTAGCCATAATTTTTTCTCAGCACATTTTGCCGCCCTTGTTCATCTTAATCATTGTGCCTTTGGTCTTGCCTTTAGAAACAACACCATCAGCGCGGGAAGAAGCGGAACCACCTTTAGCCATGCCACCCATGTTCATTTTTTTAGCGCTGCCACCGTGCTTCATTGCACCCTTACCGTCACCAATAAAAGCGGGCTTACCGTCTTTCATGGGCATACCACCGCCAGCCATGCGTGGTGCCATGCGTGGAGCCATTGCGGGGGCAGCACGTTTCTTAGCCATCATCATTGCCATCATTTTAGGATCCATCTTATTCATAGTATCACCACCTTTAGAAAATTTGCCTTTGTCGGCATCGTTAAAGTCTTTACCCACGGGCTGTGGGACTCCTACTTTCTTGGCAAACGATGGGTTGTGGGCCACCGCAGCCATGAATTTGCGTTGTTTGTCACTGGTCGATGGCATCTGGTTTTACCCACCGCTGCACAGTAGCCGTTTCCCAGATACGAATGCTCAACCAAACAATAGTCAAGACACCGCCAATAAGCGTTACCATAGGAGTCATCCACCCTAAAAAACCACCAAGGCCCATTACCACGGCAGCGCCGTCAGCCATTGTTTTCACATCGTTTGTGTCGGTCATACATACCTACCTTTGGTTTTTCCGCGTTGAGCTATGCCGTCAGCCCGTTTAGATGCACTAGACACCTTGCCGCCTTTTTTCATACCAAAGTCGCCTTCTGAGTACCGGGGCTGAAACTTGTCTGAAGCGTCTGAATCATCAGCTTTCTCGGTTTTTTCTTTTGCTCTTGGGCTAAGCTTAACCTTATCCCGCATGTTGACGACTTTATCTACTACGTCGCCAAGACCAGACTTTTCAACAATCTTTTTACCTACGCCAGTACGCTCATCAATTTCTCTGCCTATACCATACCCAGTCTCTAAAGCTAAACCAGCGAGCCCAGCACGACCACCTGTGCGGGTCATAGCCCTACCACCAGCCTCTTGCTGCATCATTCGGTTGTACTCACGAGCAGCAGTGGGGTTTAGCCCTCTACGTATACGCTCTGCATCAGCCCTTTGAGACGCAACTACATCTTCACGCAAGTTGGGAGTTAAATCCCTAGCGTTAGTTTGTCCGGGAGAACGGTACGTATACCCTTCTTGTGCTGGTCTATTTAAGCGGCCCATAGTTACCTCAACATTTCCATCTAGCTAAGGAAGCCGCCTTACGGGTAGGCTTACCTTTTTCATCTTTCATTGGCCCCGGCATCCCAGACATCCGCGCACAAAATGAGTTCTTGCGTGCGCCACCTTGAGGCTGGGGAGCTTTCAGATTACTGCCTGTTGCTGCGTTGTACTTGGCACGGCCTTTGGCAGTCAAGCCCGCCCCTTTGGAGACCGGTAGCTTCTCGCCCCGGCCTACAGAGAGAACCGGGCCTTGCTTCTTAGCCATAGAACACTACTGCGGTTGTAGTTGCTGATACCACTGCGGAAATATTGGTATTGCATTTAATGCCTTCACCGGGGAATACCATATAGATAGACCCCGCAGCCGCTGGTGCAGTAAATGAAAACATGGCTGTGCCGCCTGTTCCATCATTTAACACAACCGTTGCACCTGTTGAGTAACTGATGGATATACCCTTGATACGGGATGGGCCAGCAAAAATAGTAGTGGTCGCTCCCGCCGCTGCCGCGCCGCTTTTTACGTCTGTCTGCATCATAATTAATCTCCTGTTATGAGGGGGCCAAAGCCCCCAAGATTAATTACTGCTGTGTAGCGGTTGGGGTGGCAGAACCGTCGCTGTCTTTTACAACATACGTTAGAGTCAATATGCCAGCACCAGAGGTGGCGGTGACGTTAGCCTGTGTAAACGTAATGATTGCGTCTGTTGTGCCTACGTTGTTACACAACACAGCAGCGGCGGCGCTGTTATTGCCAAGCAAAATATTTACGATGCCGGTGTTTGTAAACACGCTTCCGTTTGCTGCTGTATTGATTGCAACAGCATTAGAGAAAAGTGCGTATGTAGGAGTTGTCGTTGCATAGGCAACGGTAGTATTAAACTGAGCGTCCAAAATCTGTGAGCCTGCCGGAATTGTAAAAGCAACCGTAGCTGCCGTGATATCCGTGTACAAAATGGCTTTGGACTGCGACACAACAGTAGCGCCAGTATTGCGAATCGTGCCAGCAGTTGTGCCGGTAGTGTTTTTGACCGTGCCAAGCAGCCAAGGGCCGAGATGAGTTGCGAATCCCATGATAATTCCTTACATACAAGTGAAGTGCATCAATCGGTATGTCGTCTGCCGGGACAGTTTGATGCACCGGAAAGCCCGGAATGGCTGCAATATATCACAGTTTTA